CCTAAGAAGAACTTGTCCACTTTTTGAATGCGACTAACTTCCGGTAGAATATCCATCATCTTTTTAGATTGGTTACTCTTGGCGTTCATTTGGTCAACTGATTGAAAGAACTTGTCCCTTGTTGCTTCTAATGCGATAGCTGCTTGATTGGCTGCATCAGAGGTATGAATCCCTAACTCGCCGATCATGTTCATGTATTCTTCTCCACCGACAGAAGCCGCGTGCATTGCTCTGTTTACATCATCCAATTTCTTTTGAACAACATCCATACCCGCTTCGTAAGATGCAAAATCACCCGCATCACGCAACTTCTCAAGCTCTCGTTTTGATTGTTCTAGTTCACCTTTGAACTTAGCAAGGCGTTTCGTAGTTTCTTCCGTAGATATTTTGACGGTCCCGTTTTTATTCAGTCCTAAGATAGCGAGTTGCGTTTCTTTTGTTGCATCCCCAAGCGTTTGAATGGTTTTAATGGCGCTTTTACCGGATTTCGTAACACTTGTAATCTTCTCCATAGCTACACCGGACTTAATCGCAGCGTCAGCCATATCTTCGAGCGAACGTGTTCCTTGTTGAGCTATATCACGTATCGATTTACGAGTCGTGTTCATTTCCTTCCCGAACTCTTTTAAATGATCGGGCAAATGTCTGAACATACGGTCAAATTCTGCATCTTCAGCCGCTTTTTTGAACTGTTTAAATTGCTTTTCAGATTCTTGGAGTGATTTTTTGATGTCATCGAACGCTTCAACGTCACCTACATCATTTAAAACGCGGTGGACGTTTCGTAATTCTTTTTCCATTTGATCCAAGTTCTTTTGACTGACTCGCCCCGTTCGGTTTAACCCTTTTTGTACAAGCGATAAGGATTTATCGATTTCCTTGAATGAATCTGTTTTACCCATCGCATCGAAGTTTTCTTTTAAATCCTTCACTCTCTTACGCGTATCTTCGAACTCTTTGCGTGTGTCTTTGAGAGCTGTATTCAAGTCTTTGGTGGCTTTTTTGTCGTTCAAGTTCTCCATTTCTTCTCTAACTTCAGAAACAGATTCCTTCATTTCATCGAGATTTTTATTTGATTGTTGAACAGTTTTTTCTGTCGTTTTCCCGATTCCTTGCAGATCCTTTTGCACACCACGAATAGCTGAACGCATCCCTGACATGGTAGCCGTGAAGACCGCACGTAACTCTCTTACAGTACCAGCCATATATGTACCTCCCTTCTATTCTTCTTTTTCATGATCCCACATCAACTTTTTAGAAGGTGGGGGAGTTGGTGTTTTACCGACTTTCTTCATACTCTCAGGCATAAGCGACTCAGCGAACATCTTACGTTTCTTCAACGTCTCTGCATCCTTCTTATCAACCGGATGGAACATTTCCAATGTTTTATAATGTATATAGTAATCAAAGCTTTTCGCTTCTCTTTCTGCTTCTTCTGTTTTCTTGATGATGCACATGTGACCTAGAACTTCCATAAGATCCGTTTCGCAAACTTCTGAACGTCCCCCAAGGATAGGGGAAAGTTTAAAAATAATCGCTTCAATCAATTCATCGAGATTTATTTTTGAGCTTGCAGAACTGGCGCTTGAGGTGTCGGAAGATCGAACTTGAATACTGTTTTCATTAACGTTAAAGACTTTTTTAGGCGTTCAATAAGTTTCTTGATGTCATTCACTTCAATTGCAGCATCATATACATCTAAAACCATTTCAGGTTCTTGTTCTTCTAATGTTTCTGTATCGATACCTGTAAGGATAGATAGAAGCTTCAACGCATGTTCAGGTAAGTGGACCGCTAATACTTGGAATGAACCAACCGCTTTTGAAATAATGTCATTGTCGATTCGTTGCTCTTGTTCTTCGTCTTCTGTCACTTGTGCTGTAAACAGAGTAGAAAATAGACCTTTTAAATCTTCACTCGCTTTAATTTCTTTAGCGATGACATCCACTTCTTTTGTGAACTCCATGATTTGCTTAAATTTCGCTTTTTTTACCGTGAAGTTCTTTGTAGATGTGATTACCTCGCCGTTTTCTTGCTTTTCTACTTGTAACGTGATTACTTTAGTCATTTGATTTCCTCCTTATAATAAAAAAGAGGACTGATATCAGCCCCCTTTGAATGGTTTAGTTAGGTTTATTAAGGTGTTACTACTGCGTTCGGATCTGTTGCACCACGATAGAAGAAGTTACCTGGTTTGCTAACGTCCATTCCATCACGCGGGTACATTTTTAATTCGATTTGAACTTGACCTTGTTCATTGGCATAACTTTGGTTGTAATCACCTGTTGAAGCCATTTTGTAAATAACAAAGTCTTTTGATTTGTCACTTTCAGGCAAGTTACGTGGGTGAATACGTACTTGTTGCGCTTTTGAACGCATAGACGTTCCGATTTTAGCATCCATGATACCTGTCACATCACCTGAAGTTGTGTCTGTGATATCTGCAGATGCACTTAATGCTAGTTTAATTGTTTCGATTTTGTCTTCTGCTGCTACGATAGCAACCGTACCGTTATAACCTGTTACGATTTCATCAAATGTAGATTCTCCAAAATCTGCTACGTTTACTTCTTGCAAGATCGGTGTTAACGTCAGTTCTCCACCATCTGCTTGAAAGTTTGTTAAACCGTCAAATTTAATAGCATCTTCTCCTTCACCAATTGTGAATGTTGCTAATCCGAATGGGTATTGTAATGGTTCCATTTATATTTCCTCCCTTAATTGAACTTGTATATTTAGTGAATACTCCATAACTTTGTCCTCACCAACGCCTAAACGGTTGGGTTCGCTCATTGCTTGCATAAAATAAACCCGATATGTTTTATCGAGTTCAGGAACGTTAATAAGCTCGTCCACTTTTTTCTTGTGGAAGAGATCATATAACCGATATGCAATTGTTTTGGTTCTGTCCCAATCCGAGGAACGAATATAGAACATGTACTGAGGAAAACGCCAATCGGTTTCGTTGTCGATGTCCGATACCGGTCCACCTTCATACTGAACCATGACTGTGTTATCCTCGCCTGTGTAATAATCAACAGACCATTCAAAGTCGGGTGCGACTTGTTTAGCCTGATTCTTCAGATATTTTTGGATCATTCTAATCACCTTCACCATTCATCCAGCGTTCAAGAATACGAGCGTTTATCGCTTCATAATCCGGTTGAATCGCATTAATGGCATTCTGAGCGTACTTTCTACCAGGTCTTATTCCGCGCCAACTGGGTTTGGTTAGCGTCCGTCTTCCTCTCCCGTTCAGGTAATAACGAGGATATTTCGAACCGTTATCATATTTCGTGTATGTTCCCATTCGATACGGTTCTTCATGTCGTTTCCACGCATAAGGGGAGTTTGAGCCACCTTCCACAATGATGTGATCACCTTGACGAATCGCAGGATCAAAGGAAATACTATCTTCCAAATCCCCTTCATCATGGTGTACCAGCGCTTTCATCCCTTCTTCTGCAAGTAAACCAAGCTTTGTGTATTCTTCAAGAGCAATACGCATCAACCGCTCATCGTCTAATAAATCAAGCAGCACATCTTCGCCTTCCCACTCGATATCAAACCCATCCTTCTTAGCCAACGTAAACCGTCCTGTACTCGACCACATTCCCCATAAGGTTAGTGGTTTCATCTAAGTCCATTACCTGACCTTTTGTTGTGATGTTTTGAGGGGATTTATACGAAAGTGAAGTCCCTCGAACCACAAACGTTTCAGGTGGTAAATCAACTTCAAGAGTGGTTTGATACTGTTGACCGCTTGCTGTGAGAATGGTACGAGATGAGAATTTGACACGTGCTATTGATTCGACATTACGTGTTGTTTGTCTGCCGTAATCATCTTTCTCACCATCCGGGTAATGCAGGGTAACTGTTTGATCCATTAACGGTTTCATATCAATCTCCCTACTTTCGCACCGGATGAAGAAGAAGCAAGCAGCTTAATCACGCTAGGAGCGATTTCATCACCGCTGAATACAGCAGATACCCCTTTATTGGAGTATTCTTTGATACCATGGCGTTTAAGCTTACTGAATCCCTCTGCTTCACCTTCTAACATGAACAGCACTTGTAACGATACAGCGCGTTCTGTTAGCATGGATTCGTCATAGTTATCTTTCAGTAGCTCAGTAGCCGTGAAGACCGCAGATTCTTTCAATTCAGGCGTTAACTGCTTGTACACATCAGCGAAATGAAGCTTTGACAAGTAAGTGTCAATAGATGTGTAATCCATTCCCTCACCTACTCTTCTTTAACAGCTTGGAGTAATTCATCTTTCTTCATCTTCGAAGCGCCTTCAATGCCTTTTTCTTTGGCTTTTTCTTTGAGGTCTTCCACTTTCACAAGGGTTACTTTATCTTTCAGTACAGCCGCTTGTTTTTCGGATAACTCAATGAAATCACCCACTGGAACGATTTTACCTTCATGAGATAAATATTCATTTGCTTGGTATGTCGGCATGTTCTTCACCCTCTCTTATAAAATAAGGACAAAGCGTTATGCCTTGTCCTCTGATTTTTTGCTGCCTACTTTTTCAACATAGCCGATAGACTCAAGGTAATCAGCTGATTTCGCTTCGATTGAAAGCTCTTCACCTTTTCCTTTGCCATCAACTACAGCATTAAGAACTTTTACTTTCACTTTTGCCATGTGTACTCACTCCTTATAAATTTTTATCAAGGTGTATAAACGTCTAAGTGCATGATCTTTTTCGGATCTGATGGAGCAGGGAAACCCGCACCTACAGCACGTAGAATAGATTGAATTGGCTCTTTTTTGTCGTATGCTTCTAAGAATAATCCAGGTTGGAAGTTATTCTCTAGTGTTGGTCCTAGTAAATACTCACCTACACCACGAGATAACATAACGATACGGTTAACCGGCATGAATTCACGTTGAATGAAGTCATCAGATGCAAGGTCTTTGTAACGTTTAGAACGCTGTGTGATAATTTGGATAGCAGGTAATCCGTAAGAAGCAAGAACATCATTTAATTGCTCTTGATTCACACGTGTTGAACCTTCAGGACGGCCCGCTTCTGTGATAATGCCCGCATTCACAAGTAATTTCGCTTGTACTTCACGTGACATCCACATTACTTCCGGCTGCTCACCGTTCATATCTGCGTATTTTTGTGTTTGTTCTAATAAGAACCCGATGATATCAAATGTTGTGCTGTCAAAGTCATTGCCATCTGTTAAAGCGACTTTGTTTTCAGCAGGAACACCGAAATCAAATGTGACTTTGTTTTTGCCTTGTGTGAAGTCTAAACGACCTTTTGTTAAAGCTTCCATTTTCCCTAAGAAGATAAGGTCACGTAACCCGTTTAATAGTTTGATATTACGTTGTGTAATCTTTGCGATAGTTGCCGCTCTTTCAGCGTCATTACGCGCTTCATGGATTGATTGCAGTTCTTCGTAAGTTAAGATATCCTTTAAGCCGAAATACGCAATCTCACCCATTTTAGAAGCTACAGCGTCACGGTCAATAACCGGTGGTTCTGCACCGTATCCGATGTATGAAGCAAGGTAGCTATTTGTTTTAACGATGTCATAAGCGAACTTACGATCATACGTTGGCACTGTTGGCAAGAATGCATCTGCAATTGTTGACACTGCATCTGCTTCTGTTAAATCAACCAACGCTTTTAGTGCTGGCTTTTGAAATTCTTCTAAATGTGTAATACCACTCATTATAAATCCCCCTTATTTTAGGCAATATAAAAGACGCTTCTTTGAGCGCCTATGCTTTTTATTTGAATTAAACAGCTGGTACGTAACGAATTAATGGTCTTGTTGCTGTTTTGAATGCTGCAGTAACAGATGCAGGTAACTTGCGCTCATATACTGAACCGCGAATGATTAACTCACCCACCACTACATCTTTACCAGCCATTTGCACATCGATGTTTAGAATGCAAAGGTCATCGTAACCAGTTGTTGTTGAGAATACTTCGTATTTACCTGTAGTTGTGTTACGTGCTAGAGCAGTACCGACAGGTAAGTATGCATTCCCAATGACAGCACCATCTAATGTACCGCCGCTTTCTGTGTACTGAAGGTGTTCAGATGCTAAAATGTTCTTTCCACCTCTAAATTCTGTTTCCTCAAAATTTCCTGGAGTGTAAGGCATTTTGTTTCCCCCTTAATTAAATTTGATTTCTTGCTTTCAACTGTTCGTAAATAGCAGCAACCTTTTCACTGCCATCTTTCGGTGGTGGTGCAGGATTACTCTTTTGTTTCGGCCCTGGTTGATAATGGTTGTTTGGTTGTGAATCAGTACCTTTTGCTAGATAAGGCTTATCAGCAAGTACTTTTTCAAGCGCTTCTTTCACACCTTCAACCGAACCATCATCCCCAACGGAGATATTCTCCTTATCAAGAAGCATGTAAGCTACATCCACATCTACAAGACCTAGTTCACTGCCGACCATTTTAAGTTCAGCGCGTACTAACTTGTCATGTGCTTTTCGCTGCGCTTCCTGAGCAGCAGCTTTCGCATCGGATATTTGCTTTTCAAACTCCTTGTTTGGGTCAGGGTCAATCCCCAACACACCTAATACTTGTTTCAGTAGTTCTTGTTGCTGTGTTTGCGTTTGGTCCTCAAGACCTTTCGCTTTTTTACGATACTTCGCTGCTTCATCACGTAACTTCTTCACATATTCCTCATCGTATACTTTTGGTTGAGGATCTTGCGGTTCCGGTTCCTGTGGTTCCGGTGGAGGTTCAGGTGTATTCGGTTCAGCAAAGTATTGTAAGTCCAATTTCAATAGATATGGACTGAAAAACTTAATATCATGTTTTTGATTGGTAAGCATCAAGCTACCTCCTTTAATTAGCACCAGGCTATTTCATGCAGTTTAACGTCACCAGCATGATGTGGACAAAACAAAAAGACCTGATTAAATAGGTCTTGGGTTGTGAAAGTATTGTTCTCTCCGTCTTGTTTCTTTTAACGCTTCTCTTGCATCTTGCTTAAGGTCACGTTTATACAAGGTAATCACTCCGCTTTAACCTCTTAATTCAGCTTTTAATGTACGTAATTTAACTTTTTGACCTTCATTTTCAGAACGAAGATACACAAATAACCCGATTTGTTCACCAGTCGGGTTTCCTAAATTAATCGTACATTGATAACCACCATCAACATGTGCTTCATCTTCTTTTATAACAGATAAGAAGTTAGCTCTTTGACGATCATGTATATCTTTAATTGTGACGTAAGCGGTATTATCATCCGATGTGGTTAATAACTCGCTAGTTAGCACAAGGTATCTAGCTGAATGCTTTAAACTAATGTAAAAAGCGTATTTATCAGATGATGAGTCAGTAACCCAATACCTACCTTCTTGTGTAACCTCACGTTCTTTGCAAGGATTATATAAATCAATCAAAATATCTTGTTTTTCCTCTTCTGAAGTGAAGTACACAGACATTCCTAATGATTCATCTTCACTTTGAGCGCCCATCCATGAATGTTGCCCATGTTTATTAAAACGAAACGATTCATCAAAGGACAAGTGAAACTTATTTACCTTGTCAATTACCTCTTGAGCGGTGTTGCAATCATGAAATGAAACATCTATCTGCGCTCCTTCATCAATTGCTTTACTGAGAATAGCCAACTTCTGTTCTTTATTCACGTTATCCCTCCGCTTTTAACTCTCTATTTGCTTGTCGATATGCAAGTTGTAGCTTCTGCCACGACTTACCACCGTTTCTCTTGATTCTTCTGAACGCTCCAATGGTTTTAGGTGCGTCTTTCCCTAACACCGCTGTATACCGCTCGTATGCCTTCAATTCCTCATGAGCTTTACGTCTGATATCTTGTTGTTTTTTGTACGCTTTCTGTTGCGAGATAGGGCGTACTTCTTTCTCAGGGTTAAAAGACTTCCACGCATCTTTAGCAGCTTGTATTTCCGCTGGTGTTTTGTATTCAATCACCCAAGGTTTCAGTGTATGCTTGCAGTGAGGATGGTATGGACAAAGCTTTACACCTTCATCAAGGATACTTTTAAACCCTTCATGCTGTCCTGTGAGACTAATAACCATTCCTTCATAACGAGCGCACACATGGCAAGTAGGTGAATGCTTACTGATTTGCACAAGACCTACACCACTTTCAAGGCAACGGTTCGCTGTTCCATTTGTAGAAGCTTCACGCATCTTCACACTAACTACAGCGTTAGCGTACTTATCAAGCCTGAGCTTTCTTCGCACTCCATTCTTATCAGGAGCAGTAATAAAAGCGGTCAACCCTTCTTCTTGGAACGCTTTTGCTACTCGCTTACTCACAATACGTCTTGGATTTCCTAACAGCATTCCATTTGCGATTTCTTTCTTCGTTCTGCTCAACACGTTTTTAATCGTAGTCTTAGCGGAATTCTTCGCCGTATTGATAGCTGTTTTTAAATCAACCAGCGTGTCGTTTATAAGCTTCTTCAACGCCGCTAAATGAATCTTACGTTTTAGAATCTGAGTAGGTTCTACTTTCTCCACTTTCACATTCTGAACCGCTAACTCTTTATCAGCACTAGCCACCGCTTCTTGATACGCTTTTTCTAACTCTTGTGGCATGACTTCGTTTGCTTTAATACCTAAGGTATCCAATGACTTTAAAACCGCTGAAATGAGCTTCTGTGCGTTCTTATCGTCTGTTAGGTTATTTGCATTGCCTACCTTGTTGAATATCTCTTGTATCACTTGAGCGAAGTATTCAATTAATTGGTTGTGATTCATTCTTCATCAACACTTGTAATCGGATTACCCGCTGCATCGCGGTTATCATTCACTTCATCGATTGTCGATGTGCCTGTACTATCTACAGATACACGTTGCATTTCGATGTTCTCAATCTCTGTCATGATCCATTCTTCTGATGCCCCTGGATTCGTGCGTCTCACAAACGTTTCTAAACTCATACCACCCGCTTCAAGCGCTGGTAAGTTCTCTGTGACTAAATCAGTACGCGTAACAGGAACCATTTCATTGAGTGCAATGTCAGGTTCTTCAATTTGAATCAACTTATTCTTTTGATTCGCTAACCATAGACAACCTTCGAATAGTTGTTTAAGGAAGTACACGTATTCCTGTTGAATCTGTTCCGCTTTCGAGATAGATACAAACAAGTCGTAGAACTTCGCTACTCCACTTACCGCTCCACCTGAAGATGAATCAATATAGAAGTCTAACGCTTTTTCAGATGTACGAGTTTCCATCAGCATTGTTTTCATGAGGTCTTTCGCCCATGCTAACCCGCCGATTTGTGACACATCAATCTGAATGACTTCCATTGCTCGACCATTTGCATCAAATGTGGTGATTTCTAAATCCCTGTGATCAATGCGCCCCGCTCCCATTTCTTCACCGTAGCGGTCAATGGATATTTGTTCTAAACGTGTGAATGTATCTTCACTAATCGCAATACGCGGTTTACCGTTTCGCTCATAGACAATTCCGTTTTGCGTTAAGCGCCAATTGACTTCATCTTGTTTTCCTAACTGGTTGCGTAAGTCTGACACACCTAACGGATTCATAAACGTTTTGTTATTCGGTAGATACTGAATGAACATACGCGAACGGCCTATATAAACAGTTTCTAATTCTGTTTTATTCAAGATCCGCTTCACTTCTGCGTCATCTTCAATTTGTGTCATTTTCGTACCTTCAAGGAGATACAGCAAATTTGAAGCCGTAAGGTTTTTACCGTCTGTACGTTCACGATAGATATGGATATAATCCACTTCATCAATCGTACGCTTATAAGCTAAATCAGCACCTAGTCCATCCTCATGCGGATAGTACACATCACGTGATTTAAACTCCATACGGATGTTATCTCCTTCAATCCAAGGCACACCAACTAACCCACCATCTGTTTGACGCTGGACAATGTTACTCCAATGTTCTAATTCAAGTTTGCTGTTCTTTGCTATTTGAGTAATCGCTTCGTTCTGCAAGTCATCCACTTCACCAGTACCATCGATTAACTCTTCCCCTTGTTTATCTGCAGCTTCATTGACCGCTTCATTGTTATCAAGTGACGAAGTTACTTTACCAATTGAACGAGCTACCAACATAGCGGGTACTTCTACAATTAACTTACAGACATTCGCTTGAATATAAGGATTCTGTACATTCTGTGCTTCAAGAAAGCCTTTTGTAATCTGATCGGTGATTTCCCCGTTTTCGATTAGACTCATTGCTCTTGGCGATAACTGAGCATGATTCCCTTCGTATAGGTCACGGTGTAAATAGATATTGCCGTGTACATCGGTAATCGTTCTGTCTGTCCACTCTTTCCATTCAATCGTCATGTGTTCACCTACTCCCTTTTGTATTTACCAAGCTTTCGAGCTACTTACGCCCGCTTTTGGCTTTCTGATTAATTCGATCGCATACCTCATGGCATCCATCAAATGGTTGAACTCATCAATTGGTTTGTTCAACGTATTTCCTTCCCTGTCTTTATCGTAGACATAGTTATTAATCTCTTCGATAAAGTGTTTGCAAGAAGGATGAATGATAATTTCATAGTTTTGTATGAACTGTACACCATGCATGATGCTGTCTTTACCTTTAGCAGCACCTTTAATACGGCGTATCCCCAAACGTTTAATCTCATCAATGCTTTTCGGTTCAGCACTATCAGCGATAATTGTAGACCGCTCATATCCTTTATTCTTGAGCTTGTCGTATATCCGCTGGTTACTTAACCCTTTCTCATACATTTCATCTAACACGTATATCTTCTTGGCTTTCTCATCAACAGCAAGAGAAACAAACGCTGTAGGATCATGGACGTACCCAAAATCAAGCCCGTTCGCTACATCTTTACATGTTCGTATCGCATCCTCTTGGCTGAAATCCTCTACTTTAAAGTTCTCGAATACTAAACCATCCGCTATGCCCCAATCGCCATCACAAACGATTCTCGCACGTCTAGGATTCGTTCTATACAAACTCAAGTAGCGGTTTCTATCCTGGTCATCCAGCCATTCATTTACACGGAATGTAGTTGTAATGGCAAATGTATCATCTTCCTGTGTTTTCTCATCAAAAAATACCCGTTTGAGCCAATGTCGCTCAGACCACGGGTTGAATGTGATTGTTATTTGTTTAAAGAAATCAGGCGCATCGATTGAACCACGAATAGACTCAACAACAGTACGAAATTTATCT